GTATTTTTTTGCCCTATTACTTTTTTTCTAGATATAAAGTCGGATGTTTTCACCCCTTACAACACGGTCTGAGACGTATTGAGTAGACCCAGGGGTATATGGCATAATCTCATTAATGTCGTCAATGACAAGAGCAAGATAAGTACCTTTCAGAACGAATATACTTCTCTTATCTTCTTCGAGTCTATTTTCGTAAATCAAGTTAGAAACAGGAAATACGCTTGATCTTGTAACCATCTGTTTCAGGGTAGGATCAAAGAAAGTGATTGAAAAGTCTTCTGGTACCTCTAATCCTTCAGGAACGATTTGTCTACCTACTTTATCAGTAATCAGATTTGTCTCATAATGATGAACTTCATTTAATTTCTCATATGTACCATATTTGTTCAAAAGGTACTTATCGTATGAAGCTTGATCTTTTGGCCATTCTGTTTCAAAGTTCAATATATTGTTGCACAACATAACCAACCAATCAAGGTTAGGATCGTTATAGACCTTTTTCGCAACATTATCAGGTCTTTCATTACCCTTGACTTGATACTTGGTAAAGAAGTTGAGATCCTGGAAGATATCCTCTGAGATCTGTGCTCTCTTGAAGATATTCTTTACCCGAGTATAGTCAGATATACTTTGACCATCTTTCGTTCTATCAACATAGTCGAAATCGGGTATATTTCTAAAATACTTTTTTGCCATGTTTAGAATCCCATGTTTTGTTCTTCAATATTGCTATATTCATCAGCAAAGTTTGGAACTACTTCCTTGAAAGTCAAATCGATGGTGTATCGAGTCATCGATCCATCTCTCAAAGTCATATAAGAATTGTCTGGAGTGTAGTTGACGTTGAAATTGGTCAACATACAAGGTTTAAATTTATTTAGAAATGGATGTGTGGCCTCTGTGGTCGAATTGCTACTGAAAATATACTTGATCAGGAATATTCTTGGTGTCATCAGGAAAGCTGATGATTCTGATCTTTGTGGTAATGAGTTTCTCTTAAATGCTCTAATGATTTTCCTGATAACTTGTGCTTCTGCACTTGACCTTGGGGTCATTGGAAAACTGAAATTAAATGATCTCAAACTCGGACCACTGAACAATACAGTCATGTTTGGATTGACAACCATTCCCGTATCTCTTCCGACAAGGTTTGTACCAACTGCTTGACCTGCAAAATATGCAGAAAGATATGCCTTTGTTGCATTATCACCTGCTATACTCTGCATGTCGGCCATGGCATTTTTACCAGCCTCCATTATTTTTTCACCATCAAGGCTTCCAATACCTTCGATTGCACCCATGGCTGCCTTACCACCTGCTAATTGAAGGAAATTAGCACTTGAGTCTTCATAATTAACAGCATTTGATTCTGACAAATTCGGTTGCATTGGAAGAATGACAGTTTCAAATGATTCACCACCCACATTCGATTGACTCAAGTCACCTGTTTGAGGAGCCAATCCAGTCGGTGCATATTCTTTTGCCTGAATACTGATGAAGTCGTATTCAAATGCGTCTGGCATCTCCAATGGATACCTTAAGATATCTGCACTTCCACCAACTTGAACACCACCACCAAAATTTCCTGATCCAGGAGTTGTAGAATTGTTGTCTACACTGTCCGCACCACCAGTAGTTTTATTGATACTATTGGGATTATCAGAATTATTAACTGAGCTAAGATTTGAACCCTCTATGTCTGTACCAGTATTATTCAGACTAGGGTTTTGAGTTCCTGTATTTGCATTTCTTGCTGAAACTGTACTACTTGGTCCATTACTGAACGGATCACCATCAGTAACCGATCCATCATTGTTTACATATTGACGAGTGGTTGGATTTTGCGCCCCTGGAACTTTATTTTCGAAAAGTGTCTGTTGAACAGAGTCATTACCTTCATTCACAGTATTTAAAACTTCCGTTCTTGCATCATTAAAAGTTGTTGTATTGGCTTGAAATTTACTTTCAAATGTTGCTGAGGTTGAACTATTTCCAGGAACTGAATTATATGCACTTCTGAAGGCTGATTCGTTTGTTATTGACCAGTCACTTCCTCTACCTACTGCAAGTTGTGTACTTCCATCCTTAGAATAAAGATACGTTTCTCCAGTAACTGTATTTACTTGTTGTTCGAGAATCATCCCGTCAAAAACAACTTGAGACTTATCTACAGCCATTATACTAAGAATTTTAATTATTTATTGTAAAACTTTGATATGGAATTGCTCTTAAAGTTTTTAATTCCATAGGATACACCTTATATAGATTACTTTCTAATTCTTCCCAGGTGTAATTTCTAAACTCACCCCAATGATAATTCAAACCCCTAAATCCCCACCTAAAAAGACCAGTTACAGCAACTAAAGGAAATCTGTCGTATTCAACTCTTGGTGTTTTTGCAGAGTATATAAAGGTAAAATATTTACCAACATCAGGAACAACTTCTACTTCAGTTTGGAGTTTTTCAATAATCTCCAACATCATATCATCTTCAACTCTTATCGCTTTGATACGATTGACTTCCTCTTCAGAAAATCGGTTGATTTTACTATCAAGATATTCCTGTTGTTCTTCATCCATTATCTACCAGGAGGTAATTGTCTTTGATTACTTCTAGCAGGATTCAGTCTCTTTTGAGTAGTTGGTCCAAGATCTTGTACATTGACCTTTTGTACACCCATATTGTCTCTCGACAGATTAGACTTGGCAGGTCTGATTGCAGGTCTCTGTCTACTACCAGCCATTGCAGTTGATGCTGGTCTTGCTGAGATCTGTTTGTGTTGTGGTGGTTGCTTGGATGCAGCAGTTCTTTTCTGGACCATAGAACTACTTGATGGTGTAGGTCTCTTGGCTAAAGGTCCACCCTTTTCTGGTCTTGGTGATGCAGGTCTATTTGCCTGTCTATATCTCTGTGGTTTTCTATCTCTTTGCTTACCAGGACCATCAGGTTTCTCTTGACTTGTTTCTTGGTCCTGGCCACCACCATTATTATCTTTCTTCTTTCTCTTCAATAAATTAAGAACAGAAAATTGATCTCCTCGCCCAATCTTATCTGGTTCAAGGCCACCCTGTCCTCTTACGTCACGATTAATCGTTGACTGGGTATCTGATGCAGCATCTTCAGATAGGAACTCTCTTAAAGTCTTCATCTTCTTACTCTAACGTAACGGGTATAACCAAAAGTCACATCCAATGTGAGAAGGGAATCTTTTTGAGCATATCCCAATTCCATACTATTTATAGCTTTTGGATATGCTTGAATCATCTCATATTCCATGTATCTCTGACCAATATCCCCTAATGAACTGACATAACTTCTCTCAAATTTTGTCAGAAAGAGACTACTTGATGCATAATCATTATAATAGTTCTGTCTATAGAAAGCCTGTGGGGACCTGTAATCTTCTCTATCTAAAGTGGAACCGACACCACTCATATAATCCACCCAACCTTCAAAGAATTCAACGATTTCGTAGTTATGGTCAACATAGAATGTCAATCCAATCTCATTCTCATATGCTCTACGATATGGAATCTCCTGTGTCACACCATGATAGTCTGCACTAACTGCGTGTGTAAGGAAATTTGTTGATGGAGTCTTGATGACACTGCAAGATAACTCAAAGTCTTCACCCCGAGTAGTGTAACTTACATTTCGTGAAGACATGAAGGATTGTACCGCTGGAGGCGGTGTAAACTTCACCATGTATGTTGAAGGACGAGCAACATTAAGAAGTCTCGACTTTATTTCAGAAGTTTTAAATGATCTAGGAGTTGGACCTGGCATCTAAATAATGATACTACTTCTATTACTATGTATAACTGATGCCAAGGGGTTCGAAGTATCATCAAGGTAGATTTCACCCTCAGCATCCTGAAAAATATATGGGGGATGCGAAAAATATTGTCTACCGTAGTAGTTGGGAATTACACTTCTTAAAATGGTGTGATAGAAACGATGCTGTATTGAAATATGCATCGGAGGAGTTCTCGATACCTTATGTGTCACCTGTTGACAAAAGA